CTCCTTACCGCTGGAGATCAACCGGAACACGCCGCCCTTGATAGAGATGCGATGCGGATACCCGCTACTGCCAGAATTAGCGAGTGCCTTGGTCAGCGCTGACACACTCGTACGGTTACGAGCGAACGCTGGAAGTTGTGCTGGATTAAAAGTTGTTACGTTAGTAGCCATGTTCATCCTCTAGTTGGTTGGTTTCTTAACGGTGATCGTGTACTCTGAATCTGCGTTCAGACCGGGTGGTACTATCCCCGGATTTTCTTCCAAAAACTTAGCCATATTCAACTGCGATATACGGCGTTCTACCAAGTCAAGGGCATCGTTCTGCATCATGAACGTCTTGAACGAATCCCAATCCTGCGATGTGTAGCGCGTCTTCAACTGCATTGTCACAGTGCCAAAGTCTGTACGTACAGATTTGGAGCCGATCAACTTCATCTGCTCACGCATGGCGTTGGCGACTTCATCTTTCTGTGCTTCTAGTTCGGTGATGTCTTTGGTTAACTCTTGAACCTTGGTGCGAATCTTTATGTAAATCTTCGCAAGCTTGTCCATTGGTATTACTTCTTCGGTTGTCATGTGTTCTCCTATTATTTTGTACTGCTAGTCAAAGATTTTACACCTCTATTTTATCGTTTGCAAGTTCCTCCTCATATAATTTGATGAGCGCCGTATGATTATCAACTTTGCCGCTTAACTGTTTGAACATACGGCGTTCTATGTCACTAGCTTGAATATGCACCACAGTAACCTTGTCACCTATCTGTCCCACACGGTCTGCCCTTGCGATGCACTGCAAGTAGGTCTCAACGGACATTACTGGCCCCCAGAAGACAACCGTGTCAGCAGCGGTTAGCGTGACACCGTGTGATGCGGCTTGAGGTTGTATGACAAGCACACGCGGGTCTTGTGTGGTTTGAAACTCGTTGAATATCAACGCCCTCTTGGATGCAGGAACGTCACCGTGTATCTTCTTATGGGTAATGCCTTGCTTATCCAAGTAAGCGCCTATGGTATCTATGCTGTGCCGATACGGGGCGAACACAAGAACCTTCTTGGATGTTTCCTCTAGCACCTCCAGCAACACGCGCAACCGTGGGCTGCAATCAAACTCAACCACCTCGCCGTTGTCTGTGTACGCAGCGCCAGCCGATATCTGTAGAAGCTTGTTAACGCTAGCTGCCGCGTTGATAGCGCTTATTGTTTCTCCGGCTGCACGTACGAGCATCTGGTCTTTGAGAATACGGTAATACTTTATCTGCTGCGGTGTCAGTTCAGGTTCACGCGTCACTACGATTACAGGCGGCAAGTCCAAGCACTGCGCTTTGGTGAAGCGTATGGCAGGTTGCAGTACCCTATGAACTTCCTCGTATGCCGTATCCTTAGCCACCCACTTGAACTTGGTTATCTGGCGCATGACCTTATCGCGCCATGCTGTAGAGAAGCGCGGTACTGCCGCAGCGTTGATAAGTTTAGCCAGACCATACGCATCCTCTGGTGACTGCGCGGCTGGAGTACCCGTCATGAGCCACACGTACGAGTCGGCCTTTATAAGCTTGTTCATCTTCTTCCACCTAGTAGTGGATGTGTTCTTCCATGCGTTAGCTTCATCTCCTATGATCAAGTCGAAGCGCCCGTCAGCTAGTACGGCATCAGAGATGATAGGCAGACTGTCGTAGTTGGTTATGACAAACTCGTAGTCCTTCTTGACAGCCTCGATCCGCCTTTCAGCCTTTGAGTGATACGCTATGACAGCGCTCCTGTGCAGCACGCTCTTGGATATGTCTGCCATCCACGCCGCTTGCATGATAGACAGGGGGCATAGTATGAGGCAGCGGCGCACCTTGCCAAGCTTCATCAGGTAGTCAGCAGCCCACAGCGCAGCCAGCGTCTTGCCAGTACCCGGTTCACTAAACACGAACGCTTGCTTGTTCAGCGTGAGGAATGAAGCCGTGTCGCGTTGATGTGCAAACGGTGTGTACCGTCCGGGCCAGTCATAGTTACGCAAGATGGGGGAAGGTACGTCACGAACTCCAAGGTTCCTTAGCACACGCGCTTCGTCCAGCCCCCAGTACACCGCTACTTCATGCACCCCTGCTTTAACTTCACCTAAGTCTTTGCTGCGCGGAATCACCGTGTACTTGGATGGATGCCTAGTACGTAGTATCAGCGTTTTGTTTTCGTGGATTTGCATTGGTTACTTTTTCTTTCCATACATGCCGGGGTCACGTTCGCGCCATCCTTTGTTAAACGCTGCGGATGTAACCCGCGTATTGGCTTTAGTTGCTGCGCCTCCTTTGTCCAGAGGAACAATGTGATCTACGTTAGTACCATCTCCCACGCTAGCTTTGCCTGATGCTATGGCTTGTCGTCTGGCACGGTTCTCGTCCACACGCTTGGCTTGTACGCTTGGTATCTTGTTGTACGCAGCCTTTGTTTTAAGTTCTTGCTTGGATGACTTCGGCATTTTCTACTCCTTAATGTTTAGGGTGAAACTCACAAGTCCTGACAGGACACCACGGACATAGCCCCGATTGCTTGGGGTTCCACACGCTATGCGTATGGGATGCTGCTATCTTCGCAATGCGTTCCCTGTACCGCCACCACAGCGCGTCAGCCTCGGCGCGTACAACCTTATGCTTGGTGATGCTGTTCTTTACTACAAACAACAGCGCAGCGTTAACCTGCTCAATCTCTGGGTATATGGCGAACGTCAACAGCGCCATCAGGTCAAGCTGTTCCTTGTCAGGGTACTTGTTGTTACCCGTCTTGTAGTCCACTACCCATGCTGTCTTGTTTTCTGTATCAAGGATTAGCAAGTCGATGATACCCCGCACCCACGTATCCTTGGAGAACCAGTCGCACGGTTGCAGGTCTACATCAAGCGCCAGCTTCAACTCAGCATGTTTAGTTCCTTCCTTGGCTAGCAGCGCATCAAGCGTTGGCTGGATAAAATCAAAATGCTGGGGCAGCGGTGTGCCTGTTACGTATTCCTCTGCCGCCTTGTGCAGTTCTTCTCCATACCTAATCTGCTCTGTGCTGTCCTGCTTGTAGTTCTTAAGTACCCTTACCTCATGGTACTTTCTTGCGCAGTTTTCGTAGTCCTTGAGCGCACTGTGAGACCATGTAATTTTCATCGTTGTTCCTAGGTTGCCGCATCACACTTACTATCCGCTTGGCTAGACCCGTAACAAATTTCTCATCGTATGTCATATCGCTACGCATATCGTCTAAGGAGGCATGGATGACCTCATGCCAGAATGTTTCTACAAACTCGTTGTCGGTCAGCTTGCGGCCTCTTTTACCCAAGTGCGTACCTAGCGTTATTGTCCGTGCATCATAGTCAATCTCTCCCATGCGCCTGTTGTTTGTGAATGAGTGAACAAACTCAACCTTGTACTTTTTACGACCTATCTTTACAGCTTCCATGCTTTCTCCTTATTTTATTTTGCATCGCCATACCGTTTGGCGGCACCCGTCTCTGCTGCTAACGGGATACCCGGCATGTAACGTGGTTCAGCAACCATCTGTTCCAGCACCCACGGCTCAGCTATTTCAGCTTCCTCGTCTGGCACTAGCACAACGGCTTCGTCATGCACAGTAAGTACGCATTGATACCGCTTCTGTATCCTCAACATACCGTCTGTCATTATGCAACGGGCGACTGCTTGAACAACATTCTCTACAAGCTTACCGCCATAGAGTTTCTTGTTATCGCCATACGTCCATTGCACCCGACCTTTTTCGTCAGGATTTCCTTTTAACTCGGGGTAGCGCAGGGCCATCCCGTTTGGTAACAATACGCGCTCCCTACTGAAAGTCAAGCACTTGTGCGAGAAGGTCTTGTCGCTAACCAACGCCCGTACGATGAGCGCATCGAACAACTCCCACAACTCGGTAACAGGGGCAGCAGCGCTACGATACTTGTCTATGATCTGCTTTGCTGCAACGCAATGTATAACCATCTCCTCGTCCGTGCAGGTACGTGGTATAGCCAAAGCCTTCTGCATATTGGGTTCATATGCCATAAAGTTAACCAACATCGCCTTGGTCACACCCAGTTGCTTAGCGAACGCAGTATCGTAGCGTATCGGAGGCGCACCCAGAAAGCCCGTAAGAAGCTGGGATGCGAACGACACCCAGCCCATGCCGTACCCAGCACCAAGCAGCGCCGCTTTCGCAGACTGCCGTAAGTCAGGGTGGCTAGTCTTGGTCATGCCCGGTATGCCAAACATCTGCGCCCCGAACGCTGCGTACGCATCCTGCCCAGAGGAGAAAATCTGTAGCAACGTACGGTAGTCAGCCAACCACGCCAGCACACGCGGTTCGATCTGTGCTAAGTCGCACACTACTATGGTGTAGCCGTCAGGTGCTTGGATAGACCGGCGCAAGAAGGAACCCCGCTTGAGGTTCTGGAGGTTCAACCCGCTACCCCTGCTTGCCGACCAGCGCCCAGTATGCGCCCCGTAGTAGTTAAGTGGCACAGGCAACGTCCCACGCTGGGCTATATCAAGGAAGCGTTGCGCC